CTAGAGGACTCTAAGGAAAGGATCACTGATTCCCCCTACCTATATATTGATGCGGAATTTTCAGGCCATGAAATCACTTGTTTACAGGTGGCGGATGACACACTCACCACGATATATCTTGGAAATGCTATCAACCAAATCTTAGCTGACCCAACCAGATTCTTTGATTAGGATAAAATTTATGTCCACTGGGGTAATGGTGAGGAAGTTGACCTGCTCAAAGGTGCTCAGTGCAAATCACTTGATCTCTCCCTGCTAGAAGCACATTGAGACGGTTCACGCACAAGAGTCATCTCTCTTGATGCTGCCGCATGATGCTGGCTAGATAAGTTTAAACTACCCACACCTAAGCCTGACACCTATTGAGGATACATAAATGAAGATGCACTACAGTATGCTATTGAAGATGTGACACTTCTTAGGGAAATTCACCAAACTCTCCTGACCACAAGTCAAACAGAACTCAAATCCTCTGCTCTCATCCTCACATCCTTCATAGCAGAAAGCATGCCTCCAAGCTTGATGAGACAATTTATAAGGGATAATGCATTTCTTGAACAGTATTATGATGAGTAGCTTTACACCCTCAAATTACCCGAATGCATTGTAACATACGTGGATCAGCCCCACCGAACCTCCTATTGATCTATTAAACAAGCTACTGAGAGCCCTTTCTTTTCAATAGCTGGCCACTTTTTGTCCAAACCTCGCCCACTTCCCAACGGATGTGGTGTTTATGATGTTGGCGCCGGAACTACACAAGACCAGTGCCTCTTCTCTGTGTTGTGGTTCAACATTGCTTTAACGCAGGGAAAATTAGCTTTTGACGAGAATTCACCACTCAAATGATGCTTAGAATGGGCAAGACTAACTGGTAGAGATGATGAGAGATTGCTCTCGCTGTACCAATAGGGCAAAGGAACAGATGTCAAGAACTTTGTTGTGTGGTGTCATGAAAATGATGTTTAGGTATGGATATATTCTACCGATCTTATTGCAAATCTCTCTAGTGATTGCCCCAGAGCCACTTTTGAGATGCAGATGGTCTGCCACAATGGCCATG